CGCTTAAAGGAGATTCTATCGAACTCCCAGCCACAGGAATATGCACAGACGTAGTCGTAAAGAAAAGAAAGAAAGAAATAATCTCTCTTCACTCTCTTAAAGAAAGAAAGAAAAGAAATAATATATAATAATATATAATATATATATATATATATATATAATTAATATTTATTTTAGCATAAATGTCTGTAAAAGTCAATACACTCTGAATAAAAAATATTTATTAAAGTTCTTGACTTTCTCTTAAATTTATGGTATAATATATGTATCCTTCTGTAATCGCATTGCAAAGCAATGCTCATGAGCAACCTGCGGTTGCGTAAAAAAGGAGCTATATACATGTCTGAAGAAAGAGCAGTCACTACCTGGTCTTGGTCTGACAAGACCGAGGCTGCTAAGAAGTACATGCTGTTGGGCAACATGAGAATCGTGTCTGAACTCACCGGAATTTCCTACAATACGCTCTGTGATTGGCGTAAACAGGATTGGTGGAGTACATTGATTGACGAGATCAAAGCTGCTCAAAAAGCAAAACGAAACACTAAAATGAATGAAGTTATTGACGAATCAATGGAAATCATTCATGATCGGATTGTCAACGGAGATTTTATTTTAAATAATAAAACCGGGGAAATCCAACGAAAACCGGTTACATTGCGTGATATTGGTAACTTGACAAACCAGTTGCTAACTCGACAAGCACAGCTTGAAGAGATCACTAATCGAATGGAAAACAACAAGGAAACCGTGCAAGAAACACTAAAAACTCTTGCAAAAGAATTTGCCAAATGGCAACGAATTTCTAACAAAAATCAAGCAGAGGATGCAGTGTATGCCGTACATGACGAACGGGAAACGGGATTACAAGAAGGAAGTAGCGAAGTACACATCGAAACCGGAAGTGAAGAAAAAGAGGGCTGAACAAAATGCAGCTAGACGAGAAATGGTCCAACGAGGACTTGCTCATAAGGGGGATGGTAAAGATGTTGATCATAAACGCCCTCTGTCAAAAGGAGGTACGAATTCAAGTTCCAATCTTAGAGTTGTACCGGCGTCTCAGAACAGGTCCTTTTCTCGCAATAAAGATGGTTCGCTAAAATCTCAACGATCTAAACGAGAACGATAATGATTTCAGAAGCTGGATATGGTATTATCCGTAAATATGAGGGTCTGCGTTTAACTGCGTATCCAGATCCAGCAACTGGTGGGGCACCTTGGACTAATGGATATGGTCATACAAAAGGTGTAAAAAAGGGAGATACTTGTACTAAAGAACAAGCAGAACAATGGCTCTATGAAGATGCTATGGAAGCTTGGACTGGAGTACTTTCAGTTGTTAAAGTTAAGCTGGAGCAATGGGAGTTAGACGCTTTAACTTCCTTTGTCTTTAATCTTGGAATTGGTAATCTTAAAACATCCACACTCCTACGTAAACTAAATGCCGGGGACCGTGCAGGAGCGGCTGATGAATTCCTTCGTTGGAATAAAGCAGCAGGAAAAGAAATGCCTGGTTTAACCAAACGTAGAACTGAAGAACGTAAATTATTCTTAAATCAAGGAGACACCAAAGTGGGTCCATTTCTAATTCCAGCCCTAACTAGTTTGATTACGGCAGTGCCTGATCTGATTCGTGTATTCGGCGATTCTCCGCAGGCTGAAAAGAATGCAAAGGCTGCTGACATTGTTGTCCAAGCAGCTAAGGTCGCCACAGGTGCTACCAATGAACAGGATCTTGTTGAAAAGATTGAATCCAAGGATCCTGTAGTTATTGAACAAGTAAAACAAGCTGTTCAAAGTGTGTGGTATGAAATCTCAACAGATTCCAGTGGTATTGGTGCTGCACGAGATTTCAATGCTCAATTTGGACAACCTGACCATCCTCCATTCTGGAAACAACCAGCTATCTGGGTTACAGCAGCTTTACTGCCCTTAGCTTATATTGTAGTATTAGCTGTGCTAGGACTTATTGGTGTTGGTGATTACACTGCAGAAATTAAAGCAATGGTTATTGCCGCTGTTATTTCTGGTGTACTTGGAGCTATTACAGGTTTCTGGCTTGGTACAAGTTTCTCTAGTTCACGCAAGACTGAACTTCTAACAAAATAAGCGGGTTTGGTATAGGGGATGTGCCTTAGTCTTCCAAACTAATGAGGAGAGTTCGATTCTCTCAATCCGCTCCAAAACAGTAAGGTGTTGGTATAACGGCATTATGCTCGTCTCCAAAACGATGCGATGTGGGTTCGAATCCTACACACTTTGCCATGCCCTTGTCGTATAGTGGGATTATGTCGGTTTTGTAGTCCGAAGACAAGTGTTCGATTCATTTCAGGGGCTCCATTTTGGAATTAACAGCGGATATTGTAGCTGGTTTTAGTGCCAGTCTACTACAAAAAAATTACGACAGTGCAGTAGAGAGCCCGTCTTGTCATTATGACTGGTGGGCTTTATGCACATCAAAAGAACCTAAAGTAGCTATCGCAGCTCCACGTAGACATGCAAAATCAACAGCAATCACTTTGGCGTATGTACTTGCCTGTGTCTGCTTTCGTAATCGACAGTATGTGTTGGTTATGTCGGACACTATTACGCAAGCTACGCAGTTTCTTAACGATATTAAAAAAGAACTAGCAGATAATGAACGCCTTCGGGATCTGTTCAATATTCAAAGTTTTACCAAAGACACCGAGGATGACGTAATTGTTCAATGTGGTGATGGCCACCAATTTCGTATCTCAGCTAAAGGCTCTGAACAAAAGATGCGGGGTCTTAAGTGGAATAACAAACGCCCTGACTTGATTGTTGGGGATGACTTAGAAAATGATGAGATTGTTCTGAACCCAGAACGTCGAATGAAATTTAAAAGGTGGTTTTATGGCGCTGTTGTTCCTTGTCTTGCCGTGGGTGGGCTTATTCGTATTGTTGGAACCATTCTACATGAAGACTCTCTTCTCAACAATCTTATGCCCTCAGAGTGGGACAAGTTTACAGTAATCACCCCACTAAAGATTTACAATACAAACCGTCGAGCAACATGGAAGGCTTATAAATACCGAGCCCATACCGACGATTTTGATGAGATTCTATGGCCTCAACGCTATGATGCAGAATGGTTTATCCACGAGCGTGCTGACTTCTTAGATCGTGGATTGTCTGATGTGTACTCTCAAGAGTATTTAAATGAGCCTATTGATGAAACTGTGGCTTATTTTAAGAAGAATGAGTTTATTGCACGCACTTCTGAAGACAAAAACAAAAGAATTAACTACTATATTGCTGTTGACTTAGCTATTTCTGAGAAAGAAACAGCGGACTACAGTGTATTTGTGGTTGCTGGTGTGGATGAAAACAAGATTTTACACATTGTTGATGTTATTCGAGACCGTATGGATGGTCGAGAAATCGTGGATTTGATCTTGAATCTCCAAAGAACCTATGATCCAGAGCTAATTGGCATTGAAGAAATGCAAGTTTCTAAGGCAATTGGTCCTTTCCTACGGGAAGAAATGGTAAAAACAAATACTTACCCAAATTTAATGGTATTAAAGCATGGTGGTAAGGATAAAATTGCACGAGCACGCTCAATTCAAGGTAGAATGCGCGCTCATGCAGTAAAATTTGATAAATCTGGTGATTGGTATCCTACTTTTGAGGATGAATTAACAAAATTCCCTCGTGGACGTAATGATGACCAAGTTGATGCATTTGCATACATTGGTATGATGCTAGATTCTTTAATTGAAGCACCAACACAACAAGAAATTGACGAGGATGAATACGAATATGATCTCAGAACCAGTGGATATGCAGACACCGGGCGCAGCACCTACACAGGATACTAATCCTCCAAATGTAGATGTCCTGTCTCATGCCAAGAATTTGGCTGAAGACCTTGATGAAGATACATTAACCAAGATTGGTGAAGATTGTAAGCGTGGATTTGAGGCGGATCTTGAGTCTCGTAGCGATTGGGAAGATGATCTAGATGATTGGCTGAAATTAGCTAATCAAATTCGTGAACCAAAAACATTTCCTTGGCGAAATGCTAGTAACGTAAAGTATCCTCTCCTGAGTACAGCAGCCATGCAGTTTGCTGCGCGGGCTTATCCTAGTCTTGTACCTGACAACGGACAAATTGTAAAAAGTTTTGTTGTTGGTAAAGATCCAACTGGTGAAAAATTAGAAAAAGCTGACCGTGTGTCAACTTTTATGTCTTGGCAAATCATGCATGACATGGGTAACTGGGACGAAGAAATGGATAAAATGCTAATGATGCTTCCCATCGTTGGCACTATGTTTAAGAAAACTTACTACGACAAAGCGCAAGATAAGATTGTATCTCGCCTAGTTCTTCCAAAGAACCTCGTTGTTAATTACTGGACCAAATCACTAGATGAATGTGAACGAGTATCAGAGATCATTGAAATCAGTAAACGTCTGTTAAAAGAACGACAAAATCAAGGTATTTATCTTGACATTGATCTTGGAGCGCCTCCATTACCAGAGCGTGCAAATACTAATGGCTTGATTACTGATGATGCTACAATTCCTTATGAATTGGTAGAACAACATACATTTTTGGATTTAAAAGACACAGGTTATGCTATTCCGTACATTGTTACGTTTGAGCGTGAAAGTGGTAAGGTTCTTCGCATCAGCAATCGCTTCTTCAAGAAAGATGTTGAAGTAAACGAAAAAGGCAAGATTGTTAAAGTAAAGCCAATGCAGCTTTACACCAAGTTTGGTTTTGTCCCTAATCCTGATGGAAGTTTTTACGACATTGGATTTGGTATCCTGCTTGGACCACTAAATGAATCAGTTAATACACTTATTAATCAACTGATTGATAGTGGTACATTAAACAACATGCAGTCTGGTTTCATTGGAAAAGGTCTTCGCCTTCGAGCTGGAGACAATCTATTTGATCCAGGTGAATGGAAAGTTGTTCAAGCTACCGGTGATGATCTCAAGAAACAGATTGTTCCACTACCTTCAAAAGAGCCAAGCAAGGTTCTATTTGAACTGATGGGCACATTAGTAACATCTGGTAAAGAACTTGCTTCGGTAGCTGAAATTTTTGTGGGTAAGATGCCAGGACAAAACACTCCTGCTACCACAACAATGGCTAGCATTGAACAAGGAATGAAGGTTTTCACTGCGGTATACAAACGTATCTTCCGCTCTTTGTCAGAAGAATTTAACAAGATTTTTGAACTTAATGGTATGTATATTGATCCTATGGAATACGTAGAGGTCATTGATACCCAAGTTAATCCAGACGATTTCAAGAAAGAATCATATGACATTTGTCCAGGTGCTGACCCTTCAGCTATGAGCAAGACAGAAAAGCTCACTAAGGCTCAGGGTCTAGTCGAAGCCCTCCAAATGTTTGGTCCTATCATGAATCCAATTGAAGTTGCTGTTCGCGTGCTAGAAGCGCAAGAACAACCCAACTATCAGAAACTATTTAGTCAGGAAGTACTACAAACTGGTCAAGTACCTCCACCACCGCCAGATCCAAAGATCATGGCAATTCAGGCTAAAATGAAAGCTGACCAGCAAAAAGTTGCCCTAGACGCACAATCGCAGCAACAAAAGATGGAACTTGAGGCAAGAAGTGCTGAACAGAAAATGGCTATGGAACGCCAACAACATGCTCAAGAAATGCAGCAAATGCAAGAGCGTAGCGTAATCCAAGCACAATCTGAGCTACAGAATGCTCAAGTTAAAATCGCCACTGCTCAAGCGCAGGGACAACAAAAAGTCGTTCAAAGCGAACAATCGCATCAACAGCAGATGAAACAAGCTAAGGAGAAACAATCATTATCTCAGAACTCGAAATCCAAGACTGGAAAAGCCACCCAGTCACCAAAGCGGTAAAGGGAGAAATTCAAAGGCGTATTTTAGAAGTACAAGGTGAACTTCTACAATTTACATCTGACTCTCTTAAATCTCGGCAAGGTTATGTACTTGCCCTATTAGATGTTCTAAGTATGTTAACACAGGAGACTGGCAATGATTAAAGTTACTGGATGTCGTATTCTCGTTCGTCCTAAGACTCTAGAAGAACATGATAAAGTCCGTGCGTCTGCCAAGGCTGCCGGTATTGAACTACTAGAAATTACAGAACGAAAAGAGCAAATCAACATTGACCAAGGCACCGTTCTTCAGATTGGCAGTAAATGTCATGAAGATTATGTAGGTGATCTTGAAGTTGGTGATGTAATTGGTTATGCCAAATTTGGCGGTAAGTTCTTTCCTGATCCTGATAATGAGGACAAGAATCTACTAGTGATCAATGATGAAGATGTAATTTGTATCTTTAAGGATTAATATGACTACAGAAAATCAGGTTCCAGAGAACCAAATTCCAGACAATACTCCTGAAGAAAAAGCTCCTGAGTATACCAAGATTGAACTGGAAGCAATGGATATGGGCTGGCGTCCCAAGTCCGAATTCAATGGTGATGAAGATGATTTTATTGATGCAAAAGAATTCGTACGACGCAAGCCACTATTTGACAAGATTGACAGCACGACTCGTGAACTAAAGCAATTTAAGAAGGCATTCGATGCTCTTAAAACCCATTACACAAGTGTGCATGAATCAGCTTATAATCAAGCACTAGCTAATCTTAAGGCAACACGAAGGCAAGCTATTACCGATGGTGATGGTGACACTTTTGATAAAGTTGACCAAGAAATTAAGCGTGTTGAATCAGCGGCTGAGAATCTTAAGTCCTCTATCAATGTTGCAGAAACACCAGAACCACAAGTTGCTCCACAATTTGTAGCCTGGACTAACCGCAATCCTTGGTATAATTCTGTTGGATATATGCGTAATTTCGCTGACGAACTAGGTCAAAAATTACACGCATCTGGCGTTACTCCACTTGAAGTACTAAAACAAGTAGAGGCGGCAGTGAAGAAAGAATTCCCGGATAAGTTCCGGAATGCTAACAAAGACGATGCACCTGATATCGAATCGAGTGGTCGTAAATCTAGCGGCGGTCGTAAGGATGAGTTCAAGCTTGATGCTCAAGAAGAACGAATTTTTCAGACGCTTCACAAGAGTGACCCGAAGACATTTACAAGAGAAAAATACATTGCCGACTTAAAAGCAGTCAAAGGCATCAAGTAAAAAGGAATAATCATGGCTCGACAACCAAATTCCCAAACAGTGGCAAGTGCCCGCCCCCGTCGTACCCCTGTTTCTCGTCGGAATCGACTTGAAGTTCAAAACAAGGAAGACGGATATCGTTATCGAATTGTTAATGACGTTGATGATCGTGTAGAACAACTACTGGAACGTGGGTACGAAATTGTACCTAACGCCAAGGTGGGTGCTGCTGGATCACGCCGAGTTGATAATCCGACTGCACCCGGTTCAGCATCGTCTATCTCTGTAGGTCAAGGGACAAAAGCTATTGTGATGCGACAACCTTTGGAGTATGCTCTAGAGGATGACGCGCTTAAAGCACAAATCGTTGATGACACAGAACAAACGATGAAAAACCCCAAAGCTGACTACGGTGAGCTATCGCGGAAGGTACAATACCGCGAGGGTTAATTGAAGGCCGGGTGAATTCATTCAATAATTTGAAAGGATTCGGCTATGGCCAATACTTCTAAAATTAGTGGCTTTCGACCTGTAGCTAGCGCCGTTGGTGGCTCTATGCAGGCTCAAGGCCACGTTTATGCTGTAGCGTCTGGTGACGGTACAGCTCTATTTGTGGGCGATCCAGTTAAGCTGGATGGTAGCTCCAACGCTGTTGGCGTTGCTACAGTAACAAAGGCTACACAAGGCGCTGCGGTGCTTGGTGTGGTTGTTGGTGTTCTACCCGCAAAGATGGATCCAATTGGTGGCACTATGACCTCCGGCTCCATTTCTCTTGATACACCCGTGTATCGTGCAGCTTCTACCGCTGCGTATGTGATTGTTAATGACGACCCAACTCAAATCTATGAAGTGGAAGCCGTCACAGGTTCCAATGCTTCATATGCCTTCCTGGCTGCTGACGTTGGTCTGAATGCTGACCTTAGCACTGTTGCTGGTTCTACCACAACTGGCGCTTCGGCTGCGGCTCTTGATATGGCTACTAAGGCTACTACTGCTACCCTGCAGTTTAAGATTATCGGTACAGTTACCCGTCCTGATAATGAGCCTACTGGTAACGCTACCAAAGTACTCGTCAAGATTAACAACGCTACCCTTGGTGGTGGTACTGGCGCTACTGGCGTTTAATTAGGAGAGTAACATGGTAGGTGTAGTTAACACTTCAAGTTTTGCAAAAGCACTATGGCCCGGTGTAAACACTTGGTATGGTGACGCATACAATCAATATCCAGTTGAATGGGATAAGCTTTTCGAGAAGCATACATCCCGTAAGGCGTTTGAAGAGGATGTTGGTGGTTCATACTTCGGTCTGGCTTCGGTCAAGGGCGAAGGCGCTGCGGTAACATATGACTCAGCTCGTCAAGGTTTCACAAGCCGATACAACCATGTGGTGTATGCCCTTGGTTTTATCATCACTCGTGAAATCTACGAAGATGACCAGTATGATGTTGTTGGTAAGCTTAAGGCCTCTAGCCTTGCTTTCTCAATGCGTCAGACAAAGGAAATCATCGCTGCTAACGTGTATAACCGTGCGTTTAACACTTCATTCCTTGGTGGTGACGGTGCGACTCTGATTGCATCTGCTGGTGGCGGTGGTTCAACCTCTGCTCCCAACATTGCTGGTGGTACTTATACTAACGGCACAGCAACCGCTGTTGACCTTAGCGAAGCTTCACTAGAGCAAGCCGTTATTGATATTGCGAACTTCACAAACGACCGTGGTCTAAAGATCGCCGTTCGTCCGAAGACTCTCATTATCCCTAAGGAACTGATGTTTGAAGCCACTCGTATTCTCAAGGCTGATGGACGTACAGGCACTGATCTGAATGATCCTAACGCCCTGAAGACTATGGGTATGGTTCCTGAGATTGTGGTTAACCATTATCTCACAGACCCAGACGCTTGGTTCCTACGTACTGATGTTCCTAACGGCCTCAAGTACTTTGAGCGTCGTGGTGACGAATTCGGTATGGATGAGGATTTCGATACTGAGAATGCTAAGTATAAGGCGACAGCCCGTTACAGCTTTGGCTGGACAGACCGTCGTGCTATTTACGCTTCTCCTGGTGCTTAATTGATTTAGGGGGTGCCTATGTTAAATGGATATTGTACTTCCAGCCCCCACCATTAAAGGAGATTAAGCAATGGCATCTTTCACTGCTAACCAAGTGGGTCTGAGCTATCCTAAGCGTCGTGACGCGATGACACTCATCGTGCCTATTGCGCGTACAGATAGTTCAACCCCAAAGTGTGTTCTTCCAAAAGATGCTGTAGTGTGCGGTATTCATGTGTTCCAAGCTGCAGCCGCCGTCACTGGCGCTGCGTCTTATAACCTTGGATGGTCCGGTGCAACAACAGCACTTTTAAATGCTTTTTCACTACCAACATCAACTGTTGGTCTAGCCAATTCTGGTTCCGCTACTGGGGCCAGTTTCCTAACCAAGCTGGATTCTGATAAGCAAGTTATTGGTACTTTCACAGTAGGTACTTCGTCTGCTGGTGGTACTGGTTATATTGTTATCGAGTTCTTCATGCCCGGTGGTAATGAAGCAGTAGACGACTAATCCTATAGGGGGTCTTTGTACCCCCTATTTTTTCTTCTCGCAAGAGTTTTACCTATTTAGGGAGAAATCATGGCACAACATACAGTGCGAACAGCGCCTCTTCGTACGGCGCATATTACAACTTTCACTAACCCTTCTGCTGCTGGCAACACCGCTGCTATTGCAGCCGTACCAGGAGCTGCAATTCGTGTTCTTGGTTTAGCTCTTGTAAATGGAGCTACAGCAAATAGTGTAAAGTTTCAATCGAATACTACTGACATTAGTGCTTTGTTTGCACTAGGCGCTAATGGCGGTGTGGTGCTACCTTTCAACGAGCATGGCTGGATGCAGACCGCTGTTGGAGAAGCACTCAACATCAACCTGTCTGGGGCCACTGCTGTTGGTGCTCAGATTAGTTATATTCTAATGCTAGGTGATCGAGGTTAATTATGAATTGGTTTAAACGCAAAGTTGTTTTACCCGAAGCACAAAAGGCGGTTGTTGTAACTGAAGAAGTTAAGCAAGCAACACCAGAACTCTCTGCACTAGATTATCCAAAAAGTAAATATAAGGTGTACTGGGAAACTCATTTGTTTGAGCATCCTGAAGGACCTTGGGTAGCTGAAATTCGTTTTATTGGTTTTGCTGGAAGTGACCATCGTGTGAATCACACAGTCAATGGAGCAACAAAAGACGAAGTACAACAAAAGGCAAACAAACTAATTAAAGAGAAAATGGAGGATTACAAATGGCACTAGCATATTCTACTACCGTGCGTAATGGTATGCTGGATCAGATTACCAGTGCTATTGGAGCCTCTGGTCTATTACGTATTTATGATGGCACTCGTCCAGCTTCTGGCGGTACTGCCACAACTCTACTAGCCCAATTAGCACTTAGTGCTACTTCAGCTCCTGCTGCATCTAGTGGTGTACTAACATTTAATGCTATTACACAAGACTCAAGTGCGGATGCCACAGGAACTGCTACTTGGTTTCGAGTAACTACTTCTGGTGGTACATTCGTAATTGACGGTTCTGTTGGCACATCTGGCTCTGATCTTAACATGACTACAACTTCAATTGTAGCTACACAACCAGTACAAGTTACAAGCTTTGTAATTACTGAAGGTAACCCTTAATGCCTTTTATCCGTCCAGGGAGAGGCGTAATAGCCGCTTCTGGGGCGGCTAATATATTCAACTTACCAGATACTTTAAACGGATCTGGTAATTCCGGCACTAGTGGTGCTTATGATGCTGCTGCTCAGAACACAGCATATGACGCATTATATAGTACAGCATTAAATTCTAATAGTGCCACAGCAAAATGGGTCTCTACCACAGGTAATGATACTACAGGTAATGGTACTAGTGGAAATCCCTATCTTACAATAGGCAAAGCTATTAGTGTAATGTCCTCTGGTGGTGAAGTTATTGTCAAAGATGGTACTTACAGTGGAACTTCTAACTGGATTAGTACAGTACAAGTAACTATTCCAAATGGTTCTGTAGGAGCTTACACAAGAATTAGAGCTGAGAATAGATTTGGTGTTAGAATCACAATGAGTTCGGCACCATCAGCATATGGTGATTGCCCAATCAATCTCGGCTCCAAGCAGTATGTGTGGGTGGACGGATTCATTATCGAGTCCACGTTCACGGCCAGCACGGGCGACGGCAACGACAACACCCTGGTCGAGTACGGCTCGGCGACGCACTGTAGAGCCACGCGCCTGATCGTCAAGCGCAAGAGCTGCGACCAGTACGGCGGCTCCTATTCGTATGGGGATGGCAACGTCTTTGAGGACTGCCATCACTTCGGCAGCTCGCGCTATGCCTACCAAGGCGGCACGGGCGGTGGCTCGTCTCCGGCCGGATCAACCGTCCTGCGCCGCTGCGTTTCCTACATGCCATTCGGCCCAGTGTTTGAGCCCACAGCGTCGTTCAACTTCTACGGCTCCAATGACGGCGGATATGCGCTCTGTAAGGACATGCTGTTCGCAAACTGTTACGAGATCGACTCCCCTCACTTGCCGCAAAAGGCTGGGCAGAACCCCGAAGATTTAAAGTGGGGGTCTTTCTATCATCCAAAAAGCGTACGTAATATAGAACACATTGGTTGTGGTATTGTTAATTGTGGTGGAGAGTTTGGTGGTATTCGGTTTGACAATTATGGTGCTAGTGGTGATGCCCTTGGAAGTATTATTGATTGTTTTGTAGTTACATTTGACACAGGAGCTTGTTTTTCAAAAGCAAGTGCTAACGGAACCATCCCATTAACAAATTGTACTGGCACGGGAGCAACAGCAGGTTTTGCAGACGGTTCTGGTTTTACGCAGACTAATAATTTAACAAGTGGTATTACATATCCTGTTAAAAGATCTGGAAGTAATGGAGCTGAACAAAAATATGCTATTGGAGAATTTTTAAGTGAATATGGCTCTGCTAATTATAAAACAGTACAAACAGGAATGAAACTGTGGCCATTTCCATATGAAGATGAGCTTGCCAGTGTGTTTGCTGAAACAATCACAAGAGTTACTCAAGACGTTCCTACAGGAACCAGTACTAGTGCAGATCCATTTTCTGGGACAGCTCTTGATGGGAATGCAAGAACGTTTACTCGTCGAATTTGGGAATCAACAGGATCAGCTATGCCTAATTTAGCTACTGGAGCAGGAGTTTATTAATGGCAATTGCTTATGACAATAGTAATGGAATACAATCTTCCTCAGTAACTTCTGCAACTACAAGTTCTTGGACAATTGCAAGTGGTTCAAATACTTGTTTATTTGGATTTTCTGTTACAGCGGATGCTTCTCCAACAACCCATAGTGGGATGGAATGGCAAGGTTCTGGTGGAACAGCTTTAACACAGATAGGATCTACCTATAGCGCTGGCGCTGTAATTAGAATGTCTGCCTGGAGATTGCTAGCACCTACAGCCACTACTAATACTCTTTATGGTAATTGGGCTGCGTCACAGACAATTGGTTCAGTGGGAGGTGCTTCTTATTCTGGAGTAAATCAATCTTCTCCCACCGGTACATTAACAACTAATACAGGAACTGTTTCAAACAATTTTGGTTTTAATGCTACAGTAGATGTGACTACAACAGCAGGTGATATAGTTATTGCTTGTGTATTTATATTTGACAATAATGGATCTACACCAATATTAACTGCTAACAATGGAACATTGCGTTGGAAAAATGAAGCTTCCATTAACTCAATGGGTATCCAAGAAGTTACTGCTGTGGGAGCGACAACTACAGTAAGTTGTGCTATCGCACCGACTTCTTCTAATATTAGTGGTGATTGGGGCATGATTGCATTTGTTATAAATGCAGCATCTGGTGTCTCCGGTACGGTAGCTTATACTAACGCCAATGACACTTTATCTGCAAATGGAGCAGTAGTATCATTTACACCTTTAATGGGGCAAGCATGCTTATAAAGACAGAACAAACAGATTTAGGATATTTGTTGGTAGACAACAGGGAAGCCGAACAATTGCCTCCGGGAACACCAAAGCTCTTTGAGGCACCTACTTACACTTGTACACATTGTCAACGAGTTGTAGTAATGAATCCAGAACGTAAGCGGGAACGCTATAAATGTCATGGATGTAATCATCTTATTTGTGATGGTTGTGCTGCTATTAGAGCAGCAGGAGGACCTTGTAAGACATTTACGCAGGTCATTGATGAATATTTAAATAACATTTCAAAGGAAACATAATGGCACGTTATTCTGCTACTTGGACTTCAATCACTCCAACAGCAACCGCCGACACAACTAACCTAGTAGACAGTACTTATCCGCTGATTCTACAAGGTGGCAACTCTACAATGCGGCTTGCTATTAACGAAGTATATATTGGTGGTGAAGCTGCTTCAACTTCAAGTCCCACAGTCATGGTTCTTGCTCGGGATTCAACCGTAGCAGCTACAGTCACTGCTGGTACAACTCGTAACGCTCTAATGGATGGCTCCAGTGTAGCTCCTGGCACTACTGCCGTGGTTGGACACGTTGCTACTACCAAGCCACAACGCTCAAGCACACTGCATCTATTACATCTAAGCTTTAACGCTTATGGTGGAATTGCTCGTTGGCAAGCACGTTATGGTGAAGAAATTACTGTTGTTGGTAACACAGCTTCCCTTGGTGAAGTATCTCTTTCTGCATTCACTGGTGGTACTACTGGTGCTACATCTGGCCACGTAATCTACGAAGTAGTGTAAAATGGCGGATACAAAGATCAGCGATCTGACAGCAGCATCAGCTTTAACAGGAACAGAGGAAATTCCTCTCTCCGATGGCACAGCCACGACTAAAGCAGCTACCGCTTCTCAAGTTCGTGATTATGTTCAAGCTAATTTAACAAATACTTTACAAACAGGATATAGTGATTATACTGCTATATCCGACCCAGCAGCACCTAGTGCTGGTCTAGGACGATTGTGGGCACGCTTAATATCTGGACGTACGGTGCCAAAATGGATGGGCTCCAGTGGTATTGATTATGCACTCCAATCCTCTCTTTGGGGAAACCAAATTCAACAAGTAACTCCTGCTACGGGAACGACTGCTGGTACGTTTATGGGAGGAAGTTTAACATCTGCTGGCACAGTTTCACATCCTACTCCGTCTAATACAAGTCGTGCCACTGGAATGCGGAGAATCCGCCATGCTAATGTGGTAACAACTACTAATCAGGTATTAGGATTTCATGGTGGTTCTGCTGATATGGCAGCATATTTACGTGGTAATGGAAATGGTCCTGGTGGATTCTTTTTATTTGCTCGTTTTTCCACGGCTTTGTGGGCTGCTAACACAGTACGTTTATTTGTAGGGTTTCGTTCAGGAACCACTGCTGTAGTAGCTTCTGATACACTTGCGGGAAATTTATGTGGTTTCTGGCACGCTACTACAGATAATGGAACGACTATTAACTTTACAACTCGTGATGGGACAACTGCTAATAGTACTGCCATTACAGTACCAACCCTTGGTGCTGATGTCGGTTTTGATGCTTATATTTTTTGTCCTCCACAGGGATCAACTATCTATTATCGTTTAGATAGGTTGGACACTGGTGCTACAATTGTAGATAGTTCAACATCTACTAATCTTCCATCTGCAACTACTTTTATGGCCCCTGAGTGTGCTATGTCAAATGGGACCGCAAACACCACAGTGACTACTGTAGCTATTGCTTTAAATAAACTTTATATAGAAGCGGACTATTAATGTGGCAGGTAAGATCTTACTGGAGAATGGAGTTGACCGTCTTCTCTTAGAGGACGGAACATCATTCCTATTATTAGAAGGGACTGACACTGCGGCACAATATCGTGCTCCCGTCTTCTCTACTAGACATAAAAAACCCAATATCAATGGTATTCTCTTCCTTAATTTATTAGAGAATACTTTAGGACAATTACCAACAGTTACTGGTACACTAGTATACACTAATGCTAATGATACAAGTGCTGCACAAGGTAGTCCAATAGGAACTGGTTCTTTAGCAAGAACAAATAATAATGATACCAGTTCTGCTCAGGGAACTCCAGTAGGAATCGGTTCATTAACGAGAACTAATACTGACGACACCAGTGCAGCAAGCGGATCTCCTATTAATGTTGGTACTGTTAATTACACTAATATTAATGACAGTTTAAGTGCAGCAGGCACAACAACCATAGTTGGTACTCTATCGCGCACTAACAATAACGATACACTAGCAGCCTCAGGAGCTGCTTCTTCTGAACCTCCCTTCTTCTCAATTCCGATTGAGAGAGTACAGCGACGTTCTATTAATACCATTTTATATGGTAGTCGTGGTGTTAATGCACAACCACCAGTAGTGCCTGTTGCTCCTTTACGCCCAGATATCTTTATTGCGGCGATAAGAAAACCAAATAGGTTCACTTCTTTTGATTATCCAAACTTACTGACAACAGTATTTGAATATCAAAAGATTGCTAGCTCGTATCCAGAATCTGTCTTTATCCAAAGACGGGTGTTTGCGACGAACATGGATTTCCCGAACCTTGTGGTCAAGGGCGTTCAACCTGGGATTATTGGTACGTTAGCATATACTAACAATAACGACACATCCACTGGTACTGGAAATACAACAATTATCAGTCTGCTTACAACTACCAATAATAATGACACTTCAACTGGTAATGGAAGTCCTGTTGGTTCAGGAAGTGTAGCTCGTACTAACAACAATGATACAAGCGTAGGACAAGGAACTACTGCTCCTGTTGGCACATTAGCTAAAACGAATAATAATGATACACTAGAGGCATCAGGAACAGCAGTTGATGTTCCGGCAGGTACTTTGTCTTATACAAACAATAATGACACTTTAAATGCGCAAGGCACTGTGGTAGATACAGGAAGTTTAAACAAATCAAATAACAATGACGCGTTGTTAGCTTTCGGCACTGCAGGTATTGCAAGTGGAGTTACGACACGGTTACCTATGACGGGAGTAGGATCATAATGGGATGGGATTTTACAGCAATTATTTTGGGTGTAGTAAGTCTTGCTACAACGGTTTTAGGATGGTTTGCTAGACAATTATGGGATGCTGTTCAATCCTTAAGAAAAGACCTTACAGCACTACAAATTGTAATGAGTGCTGACTATGTTCGTTATGATCGCTTACAGGATGCACTACAACCCATTATCACAACTCTGCAAGAAATTAAAGAAACCTTAAAAGAAAAAGCGGATAAATAATGAAGAAAACTAAATGGCCTGGCAATTGGAAAGTTTCTTGTCAGCGTTGCGGGTTTTGGTTTCCGTCCAGTGAGATCAAGAAAGAATGGACTGGCCTTTTAGTATGTGAATCATGTTGGGAACCTAAACACCCTCAGTTGATGATTAAAATTAAGGCAGAGACTTCTGTGCCTGATTTTGTCAGCAAAGATGGAACAGATCAATTTGTGTTCTATTGTTCAATTGAGGGTAGCTCAGGTTATGTAGGCTTAGCTCAAGCTGATTGTGCAAGAGCAAATTGGAACAACATTTCATATGCTGATTTACTAGCATTATCTACAAACGGACATTAACATGGCAACAAGCGGAGTAACAACTAATCAATTAACACGTAACCAGTTTATCGAAGCTGCACTACGGACATTAGGTGTGCTGGCGCTAGACCAGACTCCTAGTTCTACAGAATACACCAATGCAACAGTAAAGTTTAATGCTCTTGTTGGTGAGTACAGAACAAAAGGTTTGCAGATTTGGCAGCGGACATCATACACAATGTCTCTAACAAATGGAACTGCAACCTATTCAATTGGATCAGGACAAACATTAAGCACTCCTTATCCACTGCATATTTTACAAGCAGTTCGTATTGATGCAAATTCGTCTACACGTGTTCCAATGGAAGTTATTGCTGATTATGATTATAATCAATTACCCACTTCTAGCAGCGGAGTACCTATTCAATTAAGTTATCAACAAAAGATGAACGTGGGCACTATTAAACTGTGGCCAACCCCTGACTCTTACTCAGCATCAAATGTGACTATTCTGCTTGTTTATCTCCGTCCAATTGAATATTTCAATACGTCTACTGACACTGCAGATTTTCCAGAAGAATGGGTTTCTGCTCTTATTTATAATCTGGCTGTGCGGATGGCTCCTGAATATGGTATCCCATTGGAAGATCGAAAGCTACTATTATCGGAAGCAGAGAAATATTTAAAGGCTGCTGAAGACACTGCTTTTGAAGATGCTTCAATTCGCATTGCTCCTAAACAACGAGTTGGATAATGGCTTACACAAATTCACCAGAAAAGAGCACATACAAAACTGTTCCTTTAGAATTTACTTCATCGAGCTGGCCACGGGCTGGCTTAGTCACGACCAGACGAGATGCAGAAGTCTTTAACATGTTTTATGACCGTAATTCTAATGAGAATCAAACACGGTCCATGGCCCTTGTTAAAAGACCAGGAGTAGCAGATAATTCCATTAGTTTATCTAAAGTCTCTAGTTCAAGTATAATCAATGGATTTTTCCAGGATGATTCTACTAACTACATGTACTGGTCGGTGGATGGTAAAGTATTTGAACAGAGTGTTTCTGGTGGTTCTGCAACACAAATTGCATCAATGTCAGGAACAGTAACCACTAGTGTTAATTCTGTTGGTTTCACTTCTTTTTTAACAGACGTAGGCACTCGTTATGTTTGCTTCTGTAATGGAACAGAGCTTTACTATTCAGTGCCTGGTTCTGGTACAAGTACAAAGGTAGTCGATGCTGACTTCCCTACTAGTCCGGGCAAGGATATTATTTTCCTTGACGGTTATCTTTTTGTCTTTAAGCAAGGCACTGGAGATATTTATAATTCTGATTTAAATGCACCTGGAACATGGACTCCTGGAAACTACATTACAGCAGAAATCAATCCAGACTTTTTAGTATCCTTAGCAAAGATTAAAAACTACATTATTGCTTTTGGAACCGAAGGAATTGAATTCTTTTATGATGCTGCCAACTTAGCTGGCTCTCCATTAGCTCGTAATGAATCTTACTACAAAAATGTTACGTTGTGCAGTAATGTTGTAACTGTTGGAGATTCTGTTTATTTTGTTGGACGGAAAAAGAATCAAGGACTACAAGTATTTGAATTAGATGCTAATGAGATCAAACCTGTTTCTAATAATATGGTTGAGCGTGTCCTGCAAACATATGGTGTCTCAAACCTAACAAATACGCAGAGCACAGTTCAATTATTTGCTTCTTCTTTAAATGGACATAACTTCATCTTCTTAAATTTTTATACAGATGGAGTTTCTTTTGTATATGATTTAGATCATAAATTTTGGTATCGTTGGACAATAAGCACTAATAAAATTGAAGCTATGTGGACAGTAAATGGAACTACTGGTTTACCTCGTTTTGCTTTAAGTGGCCGTAGTAATATGAGTTACTTTGACAACACATTGTATCAAGATTATAGTGCAGCATTTACAGCGTCGTACACAACTGAAGACTATGATGCTGATACATTTAACTGGAAGATGTGTCATCGTGTAGGGTTATATTGTGATTACCCAACAACTGCTGTTAGTACTTCTAACGTAGCAGTTTCATGGTCTGATGATGATGGTAACACTTTTAGTACACCACGCAACTTGAATGTATGTTCTTCAAATCCATATATTACTCAATGTGGTAGATTCCGTTCTCGAAACTGGAGATTTGAATATTCTGATAATTATCCCTTCCGTATGTGGGGAATGTCAATGGATCTTAACGTAGGAAACGTATAATGGCTAGCACTACTTTTACAGCGGGAACTGTTATCCCATCAACATGGCTTAATGATGTTAATGCTTTAGTTTGGGGCTCAACAAGTCCCCCAGGAACTCCTATTCGCGTGACCACTACAGGGAACGTTGGTATTGGAGTAACTCCCAATGCTAATTGGCGAGCAAACGCAGTTTCATTACAGTCTGGGCCATTTACTACTATGTGGACTCAAGCTAATGGTAGTGCAAATATTGGTTTCGGAGTATATGAAGGCGGAACTAACACTTTTAATTACCTAACTACAGGAGACGCTCCTACTCTATACTCTCAAATCTCAGGTAGGCATCTTTGGTACAAGGCCGGTGCCGGAACTGCTGGGGGGTCAATCTCATTTACTAAAGTGTTGGAGTTGGATGCTTCTGGAAATTTTATTTCTAATGTAAATACCTCTGCACCATCATTAGCTGATAACAACAGCATGACTTTTTCTTTAACAAGTAATACCAACTTACGTATTTCTGTACGAGGTAGTGACGGTGTAACTCGTGTAGCTAACATTACACTGGTTTAATATGAAAAAACTATTGACAGCTATTCTCCTGTCTTGCTCTCTTAATGCAAATGCAGATACGTGGACAGGCCCAGATAAGACTCTTCATTTACTTGGAGGTTTTACTGTGTCTACATTAGTAACCATGCATACTAAAGACCCTTGGGAGGGTTTTAAGTGGGGTGTAATTGCTGGAGCAGTGAAAGAAGGTTTGGACGCTATGGGTGCTGGAGAAGTCTCTGGTAAAGATTTTGCTATCACTGTTTTAGGATCAGCTATAGGTGCATATACAGGAGGTTTAATTGTCTCACGTAATCAGGGCACTACTACTATCGCTTACAATATTATTCTCAAGTAATACTATGGCTGACGAAGATAAACGTGGTTGGATAACCTCTGGATTTCTATCTAAACACATTAATCCAGATAAAAAATACAATGAAAATAACTACGGTATTGGTTACAAATCAGACGATGGCTGGCTCGCTGGTTATTACAGAAATAGCTTAGACAAAGATTCTTTGTATGCTGGCAAAGAATTTAAAACTGATCCAATTCTAAATGACAATCTTCGTCTAGCTCTCGTATTGGGGATGGTAAGTGGTTATCAAAAACCTGTGACACCGATGGCATTGCCAGAAATTATTTATGGAAATAAAGAACACGAACTGGCTCTTGGACTTATTCCCCCAATTAAAAATGTAACTCCTGGAACAGCAGCATTGCAATATAGAAAGCGATTCTAATGGCTTCCGATCTTATTCCACCAGTTCCTGATGATCCTTCTTTTGGGTTTGTTTTAAAGAATTGGCTTTTTAAAATGCGACGAAATGTCAATCAATTTGCGATTGACATTAGCACTCTTGTTACAGAGATTGCACAAGCAATTAGCCCAACAAATCCTTTAACAAGTGGAAACATTGCTACATATGTAAATACGCAAACAATTAGCAATAATTATGTAGCAGATGGGACACTAACTGGCACTAAATTAGCTAGTGCCACAATTACTGGTAGTAACATTGCAAATACTACCATCACTGCTTCAAATATTGTTAACGGGACAATTACCGGAACCCAGATTGCCAACACTACAATTACAGCCTCAAATATTGTCAATGGCACCATCACTGGAACCCAAATTGCTAATACTACTATTTCTGATAGTAACATTGTAAACGCAACAATTACTGGTGGTAAAATTGCAAGTGCTACAATTACAGATGGTAATATTGCTAGTTTAAATGCAGATAAAATTACTGCTGGCGCTATTAGAGGTATTAACGTTAATGCGGCCAGCCACACTACAAAGGGTTCTTATTTAACTGCTGCATTATCAGGTGGAGAAACAACGGTAAATGTAAAGGATACTATTGACTTTCCTACATCTGGCACTGTAGCTGTGTTTGATACTTTAAATGATTTTAGTGAGTTTACGTATACAGGAAAGACCAGTAATTCTTTCACTGGTTGTTCATTTGTAGTAGGACATTCAAATGGTGCTTCTGTTGTCCCAATGACAAAATGTATTACTATTGATAATCTTGTTAATGAATTACGGATTTATGGCGATAGAGGGGATGGTACTGTAGAGAATATTGCCAGAATTGGAAACACTGGTACAAGTTCTTATGTTGGAGTGTTCGGATCAGCTTCTAGTGGAGCAACCATTAGTGGTGTTATAGGAAGTACAGATTCTGCTATTGGAGTGGTAGGTGGCGCCGGAAGTGGTGATGGTGTACGCGGCGAGGCTAATACTGGAAGAGGTGGGTACTTTTCCAGTTTAACAGGAATCCCACTACATTTGTATGGAAATCTGACCAAAGGTAGTATGTATATGTTACCTATTATTGGAAGACCTAGTAATAGAACTGCTGGATTAATTGCAATGATATTGACTACTGGGGGCACTACTGATAATAGAACTGCTACACCACGATTAATGTATGCCGATGGTACTGATTGGCGTAAAGTTTCTGATGATACTATTTGGACAGGATAAATAATGGCACTACAATCTTTATTTGGAGCATCTTCTGGCTCTGCCTCTGGGGGAACATACCCTTGGATGCAGCAACAATTACAACCAGACCAAAAGAAAACAATTAATACAGTGAACGCTGGTGTCACTGCTCCAACAACTAATACCTCTCCATTACAACCACAATATACTGTTGGGCAAAACACAACACCGTCAGTTGCTAAAACACCTTATGGTAATGCTGCTTTATGGAATGTGTATAATCCAAAAAGTGTGTATAATCCAATGCAAAAAAACTCACCAATTGATGTTGTTAGTCAACAAGGAGGTGTAGCAAACTGGATTCAACAGGGTTTAGGAATTAATCCTAATAATATGACAGAAGATGATCTTTTGAATCTTAATAAAACTTATGAAATGGGATCAAAAGACCTTGGAGATAATTGGGAGCAACAACAAGTTTTAGATAAAAACACTGGATCTATTGTTGCTTCAAATGATTATTATCATGAACCTTTTAATGTAATGAAAGATGTAGTGCTTCCTGCTGCTTTAGTATGGGGAGGTGGTTACCTTGGAGCTAATGCTTTATTTGGTGCAGGTGGTGCAGCTACTGGGGGTTTAGGAAGTCTTGGCGCTGAAGGTTTATCTGGTATGGACTTAGCTGCCGACGCTGCACTAGGTTCTGGTAACAATATTTTTACAGCAGGGCAAGCTTTAGGTGGAGCTAGTGGAGCAGCCGGTGCTATTGGTGGCTCTGGATTTCAAGCTCCAGCAGCAGGCTCTACTTCTGGGGCAGGTTTAAATCTTGGTGGGGCTGCTCCTGGTTCAGTTTATGGTACAGGTTCAGGATTGGGTATTGCACCTGAAGCTGTTGGAGCAGCATCTGGTGGTACTGGTCTTGGGGCAATGATTGGTTCCTCTATCCCTGCTGGAGATATTCTAGGTGGATTAGGAGGGGCTTTAGGCGCAGGTAGCGCATTATCAAATGTAGCATCGCAAGTGGGGAAAACTGTGGGTGGAAGTCTAGTTAAAGATATTATTGGCAAGGTACTTGGTGGGTCCAGTGGAGGTATCTCCAATCTTGGCAATCTAGCCAGTCTGTTTACAAATCACCAACAATATAACAAGATGGGTGATTTGATTGATCAAATTAAATCCATTTATAAACCTGATGGTGACTACGCTAAATACATGGGAGATCAACTTGCTCGTAAGGATGCAGCAGCAGGTCGTAACAGCCAGTATGGTCCCCGTTTAGCCCAACTAATGGGCATGCTTGGTGATTCCCAAGCTAAGGCTCTATCTGGTCTGGGTGGAATGATGAACACACAGCAAGGCGGTCTAAATGGTATGGTTGGTGCAGGTACTCGTCTTGCTGATGGTATGGGACTCAGTGATCTGATTTCACAAGCTATCAAAGGTATGGGATCACAAGGTGGTATGCTAGTTGGAGAAGCAGGAACTACTCCATCAATCTGGGATCGTCCAGCAGAGGATGTGGACTGGGAATCCCTGTTCGGAGGTTAATATGCCAGGAATTGATTTAAGCACACTGTTTCAAGCAGATCCCGCAGCCCAAGAACTTGGTCTAGGATTTCTTGGACAAGAAAAAGATATGAATAAGGCCCGGCTTGCTCAGCAACTATTTGAGACTGACAAGCAACGCCAAATGCTTCCATTAGAGCTACAAGGTAAACAACTGTCAAACCAAACAGCACAAGCTCAAATCCCAGGTTTACAGGCACAAAGTGAAAAACAACAATTAGATACTCGTTTTTCACGAGAGACATTAGGTCCTAAGATTGAATCTGAGTTGTCCAAATACAAAGGACAAATGAGTGATTCTCAATTAAAAGAATTGACAAATGCTGGACAGGCTTATATGCAAGCTGGTCCCCTGCTAGATCGTATGCCAGGTGTGGTCACACATGCGGCAGCTAAACAGATTCTAGGCAATTTCTATCGTCCTGAATTTGACCAGATTCCTGCTAATGCACTAGGCCAAGTAATCTCTCACTTTGGTGAGACTATGGTTGCTGCGCAATCTAAGTATGTTCAACAACTTGGACTACTGGGTGCTAAGAACGAAGGTGCTAAAGACGTTGCAGGTATAAATGCAAATGCTCGTGTTGAAGCAGCCCGTGTTGCTGCTGCTGCTAAAATTCGTGGGTATGATAATGAACTTGTACAAATTCGTGAGAAAGCCAAACTTGGATCTTACCCACAGCGTGCTAGTTATTACATTGACAAGGCACACCAATTAGCAGAAGAAGCTGCATTTTCTGAAGATGAACAAGTTAAAAAGGCTCTACTGGAACGTGCCAAGATGTTTGGACAGATTGCTAATGAAGCACAACAAATGGATCTGGCTGCTAAGGCCGCTGGCGCACAAGAAGCCAATAAGGGTAAACCTGATCTCAGTGGTTTTGGTATTCCTACGGTAACACCACCGGGGCAAGCCCCTGGGGCACAAGTTCCAGGCATGAATCCAGGTGTTAATCCTACTGTAACTCCATCTGGACAAGTTCCAATGGGCAGTCCAGAAACTTTCAAGAAAGCTTTTGGTGCTTATGAGCCTGATAAATACGAATACAGAATGGGGCCTAATGGGCAACCACAACGTAGAAAGAAACAGTAATTATGTCTCAATGGGAAAGTGCTGATGGATGGGAGGATGCTTCTTGGGAGGATGCTCCTGCTGAAGCACCATTTGGTAAGCAAGTTAAAACAGTAGCCAAGAAAAGTTTTGCTGGTGTAGGTAACACCGTTGACCGGGCTTGGTCTGGATTAGCACTAGCACTTGCTGACGCATTTGGACAAGAAAAAGATGCCGCTGATATTCATAAAAAGCTGCAGGAACGTGTAGCTTCCCGTGATGCTTTCGCTCAAGAAGATGAGGTAAAGGCAGGATTACCTGCGTCTTTACTTGGGATGCTTCCTTCGCTTCCTTCCCAAATGCTTTCATTTCCTCTCAGTCCATTTGAGACAGGACAACGTTCTCTCGAAATGGGTGAGGATCTTGGCACTGCGCAACGCAATCAGGTAATCCGTGGTGCTGGTAATGCAGCAGCACTGGCTTTACCGGCCTCTGTTGGATTCAATAAGGCAGGACAAGTTGTGTCTGGTGCTGGTATTAATGCATTGCAAGACTATGTTACAGGTCACCTGTTAGCAGATAGTTCTTCAACACCAGAAGCCAAAAAGGAATTTACTCCCACTCCTGAGCAGATTAGGCAGTCTGCACTGTTAGGGGGATTCATAGGAGTTGCTGTTGGTAAGAGTAAGCCATCTAAAGTTGAACCAAAGTCTAATGTGGCTGCAAAGCTAGCAGCAATGGATGCCGCAGAGAAACTTGCTGCACCCCTGGCAGAAACACCAGATAAACCTATCCCAAATACGCATCAAATGGAGCTACCGGACTCAGCAATGATCAATGCTCCTCAATATGGTGTGCATGAAGGGATTGGACGGTTTGATGAAAATGGTATTCCTATTCGTGCTGATCTATCAATGGAAGCACAGAATATGCAGAATCCACTACAAATGAATTTGTGGGGGGATGAACTTGGGCCAGCTCAAGGATTTGAACGCAGTTTGACCGATTCTATTGATCAGATGCGAGAGACTGGAAGAACTGCTCAAGGCAAATTCTTAGGTAAGGATACACTGGCCAGTGAACTAGGATGGGAGACTGCACCGACACCGGAATTAAATGCTGCTAAGCTTGATGCGGACACAGCACTATCTCCACGTGAGGGGCCTTTCCGTTTACCTGGTAAACAACGCGGTGTTTTAAATATGGAAATGTTTGATCCATTATTTAAAGCAGTTAAAATGCTGGCTGGTGGATTAAGAATGACAATTTATGGTATGGAAGCAGGTCCCAGTGTAGAAATTACCGACAGTTCTGGGAAACAGATTGCTATGCTACATTCTGGAGCTGTCGATTATGCTAATCCAACAAGTAATTCAGATTTAACCACTGCTTTTGTAAAAGTTGACCCTGCTTACCGAGGCAAAGGATTAGCAACTGAAATGTATAAATTTCTTGCTGAGCAAGGAAATGATATTGTTGCTTCAAAACATCAATTACCAGATGGTAAAGCCATGTGGGAAGGTTTTGAGAAGAGTGGATTATCTTCTGGAGGTAAAATCTCTAGACAACGTGGTGCTATCAATGCCCAAGCTATTTCTGAATCAGTCACCAATGCTATTGATAAAACTGTAGAGAGAATTAGACCTCCTGTTACAGCAGAAGATGCTATCGGTAAACTTCCAGGAATGGGAAAGACAGGCAAAGATCTAATCTATGTTCCAGAGCCAGGTGTACTACTAGCAGATAAAGCACGTGCTGAGTCTGATGGGCCTGCACTATATCAAAGTCTACAAGCTGGATTAGACCATGCTTCTGAAAAGACTGGATCTACTCTTATGAAGGGTGCAGCCCAATGGTTGCAGTATGCTCGTCGTATGGCAGACTTTGGTATCCGCGAAAATGTAATCCCGCTGGAAAAGACATTTGGTAAATTAGATACTAAAGAAATGGTGGACCTCATGGCGGTAAATCGACATGAAATGTTTAACCGCAAACAGTACACTCCAGAGCAACTAGCATCAGTTGGTCTTAACCCAAAGCAGATTGAAGCGTATAACCAATATCGTGCTGTACAAGCAAAAGTACTGGAAATTCAAAACAAAGGCAGAGCGGCATTAGGTAAAGAACCTATTACAGAACAAAATGCTTACTTAGCTTCTGTATTCCACGGTGATTATCATATTGCTGTTAAGGATGGAGAAGGTAAATTAGCTTGGTATATTCAGCAACCATCCATGAGGGAAGCTAAAGCTGCCCTAGAATTGTTAAAAAAGAATGGAGAAGGTCTTGATACAACCGATCTCAAGATTGAGTACAAGCCTCGTCCATTTGCTGATGTGCCACGTGATGTGATGGGTGTTTACCAAGATGCTCTGAAGATGTTCCCAGAAGATGATCCTGTGGCACAAAAGATTAGGTCGATCATGGAGGAATATGCCACAGAAAAAGGCAATCGCTACCTAAGTCAACAACTCCACCATGTAAAAAAGAAGCAGAACGTTCGTGGTTTTATGGGAGACAATCCTTGGTTAGATGATAAGACTAATGCTTATAATCAAGCTAAAGCTCAGATCCAATACATGAAAGATGCGTATCGCTGGACTCATATGCAAGAGGCATTAACACAATTAAAGCCAATGCTGTCAGATCCAGAGATTGTAAAGAACCAACCAAACAATATGGGTCTTACAAAATCCTATGTACTAAACAATATGGGAGTGAGTAAG